GGCCGGCCGTATCTACCCGGCTCCGCGAGCACGGCCGGGAGGCTGTTTTCAACGTGATCCGGGCCGCCGGCCGGTCGTCGTTTCTCGCCGGACAGAATACTCGCGGATGGACGGCCGACTTCGATTGGATTTTCAGACCGGAAAATTTCGTGAAAGTGCTGGAAGGCAAGTATGAAAACAAAGAAAAATCGCAACAGTATGGAACCGAAAGCAATAGGCAGATTAACGAGCGCCTTGCCGTTCCGAGCCACTACGAGGTTTTTTAGGATCGGTCGGCCGGTGCAGGAAGTCCGGGACAATCTGCTGGCCATTTGCGGGCAGTTGATTGCCGGGAGCGGGAAAGCGGCTCGCTTCACCCCGGCGCACTACCGGGCTATCGACATCGCGGCCGGGTGGCTGACCTCCGGCAATACTTGGGGACTGAAGATCATGGGCGGAATCGGAACCGGCAAGAGTACGCTGATGGAGGCGATTCGGTTGTTCGTGAACGACTACATGCAGCGAGTTCCGCTTAGCGAAAGAGCGTTCGTCAACATCTTCCACGCCTCGGATGTGGCCGATGCTTTCCGGGCCGACAGCGATATATGTCCGATGTTCTTTCGTTACCGGACTGTGGCCATCGACGATCTCGGCGTGGAACCGACCACTGTCAAGCATTACGGGAACGAGATCATGCCGCTTGCCGATATTCTGCACCGGCGGGCCGACGAGCGGAAAGTTACGATAGTCGTGACGAATCTCAACAAGGAGTCGATCCGTGGGAGGTACGGCGAACGGGTGTACGACCGAATGCGGGACATGACGACGATCATTTTGGACGGACAGAGTAACCGGGGCAATCATGGATAGCGTTTTCGACATCATAGAAGCCATTATCGAAGGTAAGCGCGCAGCGAGAAGGCCCCCGCTCGTAGCCTTGTACCCTGAGATCGCCGCCCACTATTCGGGGCCCGATCTGCAAGGCGAGTTGGACCGTCTGGTCGATGCCGGAATGCTCGTTTGCGGGCCGACGGTCAATAGCACGTATTACAAACTGAAGCCATGACCCACGCGTCTCTTTTTTCCGGTATCGGCGGCTTCGATCTGGCCGCAGAATGGGCAGGTTGGACTAACGTGTTCAACTGCGAGATCGACCCGTTTTGCCGTAAGGTTCTAAAATACCATTTTCCGAAAGCAGCACAATATGAAGACATCCGAACAACTGACTTTACCGTTTGGCGAGACCGTATCGACGTTCTCACCGGCGGATTCCCGTGCCAGCCGTTCAGCGTCGCCGGTAATAGAAAAGGCACGGGAGATGACCGCTATCTCTGGCCGGAGATGCTTGGAGCTATTCGGGAGATTCGTCCCCGCTGGGTCGTGGGCGAAAACGTTCTCGGAATTGTTGATTGGTCGGAGGGACTGGTTTTCGAGCAGGTGTGTTCTGACATGGAAAATGAGGGCTACGAAGTCCAACCGTTCGTACTTCCGGCTTGCGGTGTCGACGCTCCCCATCGCAGGGACAGGGTGTGGTTTGTTGCCCACCGAGCAGACTCAGGGTCTGAAGATATGTGTCAAAGGGAAGACGGTCTTCATGCCGATGCGGCTCCTGCATACGCCGACAGCCAACGACGCGAGGAACGTTTCACTCCCGCCGAGTCAGGCCAAAAGAGATGGCGGAATGGTGAAAACGGCTATGCGGAGCGACGAATACCGGACTGGAGCGGGTTTCCGACTCAATCCCCGGTTCTTAGCAGAGATGATGGGCTTTCCGCCGGATTGGACGGAGTTACCTTTCCTGCATGGTGCAGGGAATCCGTCAAAGCCTACGGCAACGCCATAGTCCCGCAGGTAGCACTGCGGATATTCGAGACGATTAACGATTACGAAAAATTGAGACGATTATGAAAACATTACGTGAAGTAGCCGAGGCACTGTGCCCGATTCGTTTGGGTGAGGATTACGATAAAACCATCTACAACATGATAGATGAAGCTTGCCACAATGAATGGATAGACGGGTTCATTACCGGCGCTCAATGGAGGGAGGAGAATCCGGTTGCGGCCGATTCTGCGTCCGATCCCGAGTCCGACTCCATAGAGCTTTGCGGCCTGCTGTGGGACCGTGACAACCTGACAATCGGCGGTTACGAGAAGGACGGCCATCATTACTACACATGGCAGGAGGCAATGAATGCCGCGAGGTCCGTCGGGAAGCGCTTGCCGACCCGGTATGAATGGGAAGAATTGTGTGATCTTGGCTCGACATGGGACGACGAGTTAAAGGGCCGTTGGTTCGGGGGTAATCACGACTCGGACCACAAAGGCTCGCTATTCCTGCCTGCTGCGGGCTGGCAAAACATTAGCGGCGAGTTGGTCAACACGAGCTTCGACGGTAACTATTGGTCCTCGTTGCCGAACGACAAAGCCGACGAATACGTGGGCAGTCTCTATTTCATCTCGCACTACGTCACCCCGACGGATTTCAATTATTGCGCCTACGGCTTCAGCGTGCGGTGCGTGCGGGATAAATGACAACTTCATCCTCCAGTTGTCAAATAATAATTGACAACTGAACCTTTAAAAAACATTAAACACTTTAAAGAATGAGCTATGAAAATGATCCCTGATGCAGACATAGTTTGGGATAAAAGAGAACAATCCCGCATCGAGGCCCAAATCAAAAAGCAGCAAGAGTTGAAATTGATCGGACGCATGAAGAAGGTACCGGGGCACACTCTGTTCTCTTTCAACTACAAAACAGGCGAGATCAAGCCGGCCGACGTGATTCGGGAGTGTGCGATGGGCTTTGACGGATTGCCGGTCTACAAGGAGAGAATAGTGGTGGAGAAGGATTGCTACTACGAACAGGCGCTGAATATAAGGAATTTTATTAAACGGTTAAAACGTAGGATAAAATGAAAACACCAGAAGAAGCAGCCCGAGAGTATGCCAGCGACAATGGATTTATGCATGATGAATGGCGCGATATATACAACGCTTTCCTTGCCGGCTATACCTCTGCGATAGCCAAAGTGGGCGAAGCCCAAAAATGGATCAGCGTAGAGGAGATAAGACACGAACAGCCGAAAGGCGAAAAACAGTGAGAATCATGCGGAAAATATATGTTTTTGCAGAAGACGAAGACGGTAATGCTTTTTATTCTCAAGTTGATGATAGAGAAGATGTTGCCACGCTTATCGCCACATTGGTGTCTCAGTATAAGCCTTTTGTCCAAATCGAATCTGTCGGGCCTATCAACATTAAATTGAAACGTAACGATCAAAAACAGGGAGAATGAAAGGGAAAATAACTATTTCAGGGAAGGTTTACGAATGCGAGGTTCGCAATGGGGTAAGGTACGTCGATGGAAAGACTGTACCAGAATTTGCGAAGACTTTATCGCCTTCCGAATTAATGGACCTCGCAATCGTCGGAGCAATGGCGGTTGACGCGGAAAAGGAAGGTCGATTTATCCCGGCGCAAGAGATACTCAAGGAGATTCAGAAATCTAAAACCGATAACTAACAAAAATTGTAAATCATGCGAGAGATACTTTTCAGAGGCAAGAGCCTCGACAATGGGAAATGGGAGAGCGGATACCTACTCGAAAATCAAGGTCGGACCTTCATTTACCAAGCAACGAACGATAACGGCCGCATCTCCGTCGCTGCGGTAGAAGTCGATCCGGCCACCGTCGGCCAGTACACGGGTATGAAAGACAGGAACGGGAAGAAGGTATATGAGGCAGATATCCTTACCGACAAATTTGGAAGCATAGGGGTCGTCGAATGGAGAGACGGTGGTTTTGTCGTGAACTTCGGAGACACGGATATTTTCGATCTGTCTGATTGTTTTGGCGATTCGTATCAAATGTGGGTTGTAGGTAACATCCATGATAATGCGGACCTGATAAAAATAGACGAAATATGAAAAAGATGATGTTTAACGATCGGTACGGCCTGACGCAGGCGGTCCGATACCAGAATAATTCCGTATATTTAGCAGTGTGAAAGGATTGTGGCACGCTTTTACATTGTTTATGGGGAGTATCATCAAAATAAAGAGACATGAAAACGATTCTAATGATTGCATTGATGTGGCTGGCAGCGCCGCCGACCACACAAAAACAGACCATTTATAAGGATGGTAGAAATGTCGGACGAGTGGAAATAGAGCGGGACAATATCCGTGTGTACGACGAGCAGGGACGGCTGAAAATGAGAGGAAAGAAGCAAAAAGGGGTTATCAAGCTATACGATAAGAACGGTAAGTACATAGGTCAGATAAAAGACAGTGACCTGTCATTTTGAGTTGTGATTTGATGTAGAAACGATGAATTCATGGATAACGAGGATAAAATAACAATTCTATGCGAGTTACGGACAGACTTGGTCCCTGACCGGTGTATTCGGGAATTCGCCCGGAGGGATGGAGGAAACGGAATGAGTATCAAATTCTTTCTGACATCATTGAAGGCAAGGAAAAACGGCAATGATTATGGACTGAAGATACAGACCGAGGATAATCAGACGATTTGGGTGGGAACCGGACGGCTGATTTTTAAGAATGGGAAAAAAATGATTTGATTGAAAATGGAGAAAGAATTAGACACGATACTTGCTACAATGCAGGTAACCAAGTCCAATGTGAAAGGAAGGCATTGGATGGTGACAGGGCACGAATACGAGGCTCTGCACAAAATGTTCGATAAGATATACAAGGTACTCGACGACGGGACGGATAAGGTGGGCGAGATATTCCGCCAGCTCAGAATGATTCCTCCGTTCAGCATGGGGTTGTGTATTTCTGAATCCAAAGTGGAAGACGAGAAATTAATCATGCCGACATGGGACATGGTAGCAAAAACACGCGATGAGATAGACAAAATCATCGCGCTCGTCCATGAAGGATGCTATGCCCAAAAATTCGACCCGACTACCGAGAACGATCTGCTCAATATCACAAGCCAGTTGAGATTTTGGGTGATGCACCTGAATTCGCTGTTGGGTGATATGAAAGGAAGCTCATCTATATAATTTCATGGTACGGTGAGGTTCTTAATGTCGAAATAAACGAATTCCTCACCTTTGTGTGTCTTGACTTTTTCGACAACGGCCCTGAAAATGTCCTTGTCGTTGAATCCGTACCTTTTCTGCAATATATCCTGAAAGGGCTTGATCGGATTGTCCCAGTCGGCCAAAGAAGTGGATAGCCCGAATACATAGTGTACTTCGTATGGAGGTTCGGGCAGCACTATGTCGGGCAGCTTCAATAGGCACTCCGTCGTATAGGCATCATACATGGAGGTGCGGAATCTCTTACCCTGCCATGCTCGGTTTACGGTCAGCGGTTTAACGAATATTTTCGGCATATCATAATGTGATAAAAGAGTAACTGATTCCGGCTCCTATATAAGGCTTGACCCCTTGAGGTGTGAGGGCATATCCAGCGCTCACACCGATTCCCCAGCGCTTAGGTTTGCCGGGAACCTCGACCCGCTGGACGACCGTGTTCGTCACGGTCTGCGTTTTTCGGAAAATATCGAGCGTATCGAGCGACGCGCGGAAACCGGACACGACGGCGCGGTAATCCTCCCCTTCGTATACTTTCCGGGAAATCGGGACCAGTACCGGGACTTCCACCGTATCGCCCGGAACTTTCAGCAACACCGTATCGACACGGGTCAGGTAGCGGACTTTGGGCACGAGGACAGTTTCCCGGACCGTGTCGCGCACGACCACCGTGTCCGTCCGGTGAATTTTGACGATCTCCGGCTTCACACTCCGTCGCCCCAGCAGAAATGCGACCGAGATCAGTGCTAAAGCTATAACAACGTTTTTCATGTTTCAGTAAAATAAAAATGCCCGAACCTATCCGCCCGGGCATAAAAAAGGCGGTAACTCCGAATATTGGAATTACCGCTTTCAATTTTATCTCACAAATTATATTGCTCAATAGTACATGGGTCAGTCGTCGGAGAAGATTTTAGCAACATTCGTATTTTATCGATGTCGTCTACGTCTAAACAGTCTATATACTCAGCTTTATTAGCTATTCGCAGCTTTTCTATCTCCCGCAACTTATAGCAATCGACATATCGATATTTCCCGTTTAAAAAAGCATATTTGTCAGGATATATGCAATGTTGATACGGGGCAATTTCATGTGCAAAATTCATATTAATATCGGTATTAATAATCGCTGCACCTATATAATTACCTTCGGAATCAATACCTGCAATGACAAAATATTTTGTACGATCAACGGCACTTTCCCCTTTCGGTGTAATCCCATCTTTAGGGTAAAAGACCATTTTGAATACACTTCCCACTCGTATGGCGGCATTTTTTAATGCTTCTATTTCTTTTAATTGCATTTGCCGTCCATCATTTCATCTAATCCTATTGAGTAGGATAGATACTCCATTATCTCATTTGATGCACCATTCTCACGAGCAATATTGATTTCGTCCATCCTATGGGAACCTTCATTATTGTATGCTCGTGCCCATTCCCCGCCGTGCGTCTTTTCCATAAGAGTATCGAAGTCCATTTTAGACACTTCATTGATAGCAGCATCTAAGCATTCGACATTCGATTTTGATAGGCAATTCATATCAGGCGCTTCCAAAGCGGAGAAATTCTCGTCTTGGCATTCGATTACGGCCGAAATTCGTCCAAGTACACGATCATCGCAAAATCTATATGGAGAACTGTCCCCACGCGCTACTTTCAGAATATTGTACACCAGCGACGGAACCGGGCCAAACTGCAATGCTACAATACTGTCGTTAAACATGGGTATGCCATACTTCACAAGATGATTCTTTTGCGCGAAAAAAGCCGTTTTAACGATATGATATACATCTCGGCTATTCTTCGGCATACGGCTCAAAATGTAAAGCAAGACTGCCTTCAATCTGCGTATATCCGACTCTCGCATAAGATTGTTTATGTAGGTTGCACAGAATAAATATAATGCAAATATGGAAAACTCACTTCCTAATTGCAAATTTACCGCAAAAATAGTGCAACGACGTTCTCAAATTTCCGTCCGATAAGTTCTACATCAAATCACAACGGCATCACAACGTCCTCGCATTGGTCAAAGTATATAATTGTGCCTAATCCCGTTAGTCCTGTGCAAATTCCAATAACGGTTATTTTATCTCCTTTATAGTATTTTTTAATGGTCTTACTGTCTTTGAGTACACATCTTATCTGAGGGGTGGAGATTTCAGGACTTTTAATTGTAACATACGAATCATAGAATATGTCAAAACCAATATTTGCAACGATCCCCGAAACGCGAAGCAATTTGCCTTCATACAGTTCATCGGCCCGCAGTTCGTTCGCATCGTAAGATGAAATCAAACTATCTATAGGTACGGTATTATAGGCCGAAACGATATGTTCTTTTTCATATTCGGCCCTATCTTTTGTTGTATGGGTTTTACAATGAATAACATAATCAATATTATATACTGCCCCAAGAAGCAAATATCCAATACCTATACTTGCGAATATAGTGTGTACAATTCGAAAAAATCTGCTGGGTTTACGGTCATCCCTTTCCATACTACAACTCGTTTCAACATTACTCCTTCTTGACCTCCACTACCTTCGTCAAAGTGGAATCCAAAACAAATACCTCGTCATAAACCACCACATTGTCCGTGTTCTTCTTGGCCCTGTACTTGTGTCGCCGGTGAGGTGGGGGATATAGTTAGACTTCATACTATCCGCCATCTTTGTATATGCAGCTACCCACTCACAAGCGGTGTTCCATGTATTTTCTTGTGCTCTTGTAGTATATCCATTTGTTGTAGCTTGATAAACAGTATTTTGCCATATACTGATATAATCAACTAATCTGTCATTAATCCATTGATATAATGGCTCATCCTCTACCTTAGAATAAATCGTATCCAACTTCCCCCATTCGAGAGGCTTGTACCGCCGGATATTGTCGGGATTGTATTTTAGGTATTCCATAACAATCTGCTGTTCCTTAGGGGCTTCGGAACAGCCGACAAAAAAGAAAAGAAGGAAAAAATACAACAGCTTTTTCATACGTTGAATGTTTTTTAGGGGTGAGAATTGGCCTACTATTATCTTAGATATACGAAGCGTGGGCGATCACTTCTTGACTAAGAGGTACGACCAATACCCGCCAACCAAAAGTAATGCCCACGCACAACGCAGACATCAGCTTGATTGTTTAGGGTTGGATTGTTAATTGGTCGTTTTCTTAGTCCTAAAACAATAGCTAATGCTATTCAATATGTCAATACAAACATATGAAATTTTATCTCACGCCCTGTTTTTATATATTTATGGAATCAGGCGGAGTATAACTCAAACTTATAATTTCCAGGCATTTGTTGGTGAAATACGCAAGCTATTATGAACCGGGGGGCACAATGATCCCCCCGGTTCTCGGCAATTGCAATGTGTAAATTTTACACA